AGAACGTGTATGAAAATGACCAGAATACACAACATCAAACTTATTAAAGATATCAACATCCATTCCAGTTTCCATCATATGTCCACGAGTGGCTCTGAATCCATTTAACTCAAGATGCCCCATTGCAACTTTGCTCTTACTTTTATTAATCTTGTATAAAGACTCATCATAGTTTTCAGAATTGATCCAAGGTAAAAGAAGAATATCTAATCCATCGATGTTTATTTCAGTTGCTTTTGAAAAAGTTGATATATTTGAATAATCCTTTAATAAAAGTTCTGGTGAGTTTACATGATTAGTATTTTTGTAATAACAATCATGATTACCAGTGATTGCATACACCTTATACTTTCTCATTGGTTCAAAGACAACCTCCTTTGACCACTCTAAACTCTGATAATCGATTGATTTGCGACTATCAAAGATATCACCCATATGAATTATGGTATCAATACCTTCCTTTTCCAGAGTAGGGAAAAACACATT